ACTCTTCTTCCCCTGCTAACATCATCAGAACCTGCGCCGTGCATGACATCCTCGACATTGGATAGGTAGTCGTCCACACGTTCCAAAGCCTCCGCCAGCCTGTCGCGTTGTTCCTTTGCCTCTGCAAGCTCGCGTTGTAGGTTGTAGACACGCAGAGGTAAACTTTCCACTGGATCAACTGCATCACTCATTGCGTGCCTCCTTCCACGGCGGCGAGGGCTTTGTCTGCGGCAATCGCTTCAGGCGCGACGTAGCCATGGTCCCATAGCTCGCTGTGGATGCGCCGAAATCCGCGCAACGCATCCGCCAGCCTGTCGCGTTGGTCACGTGCTTCATCCCGCTCGCGCTCCAGCTTGCGGGCGAAGTTGGCTGGAACAACCTTGATGAACCTTTCTCCCTTCCATGGATCAATTCCGTTGAAAGTGTCAAAGGACAACAGTTTCGCATCCGTCTCCGGTGTAGGTGTATCACTCATGGCGTGCCTCCTTTCACGGCGGCAAGCGCGTCTTGAATGTCTTGCGTCACCGCAGCGGAATGCAGAAATTGCTGATTTGCAGCAGCCAGCAAGTGCGCAAGCGCATGGACGTGATTGGCTAGCGTGTCGCGTTGTTGCTGCACCTTCGCCGCGTGCTCCCAAATCGTGCCGTTTGGGTCGCGGAGTTCGCACCCGTAGTCCTTGTGGGCTTTCAACAGCGCATCTTTAGCTGCTGCCAGCTCGCGCTCCAGCTCGCAGCGGCATGGTTGATCAGGCAGCCGCATCGACCAGCCGCACGACTCGCACAGCTCGCCCATGGTCTGTTCGAGTAATGCCAGCTCTACGAACAGCCCCTTGGCCGTCGCCTTCCAGAGTTCCAGCTTGTCATTTGCTTGGCGCAAATCTCGCTCCGTGGCGCTCATAGTTCCACCTCCCTCATTTCGCTGATCCTGATCACACATCCCGGCGGGTGCATTGCCGTGCCATTGCGCTCGCCCTCCCAATACTTTCGCACCACCAGCTCGCACACCTGGTCGTCATCCTGCCACACGCGGATCGCGGTGAGCGCATCGAGCACGGCTTTTGCGAGGTTGTCCGCATCCGGCTTGCCGACGTGCATATACTGAGGCGCGGACGGCTTGAGTTGACCGCTGGTGCGAAAGTGGCTTTTCGGCCGCGGCATGAAGAATGTCAGCGTCACCGAGAGCGGCACCGCAAGCAGGTGGTTCTCCATATCTTTCGCCGCGACTGCAATGCACGATTTCCACCCTTCTGCCGTCCCCGGGTCATAAACCGCGGCGCGGTTGTTACGAACGAATGCTCGCGGCCGCGGTTGTCCTTTTGGTGTTCCGTTGGCCCGGAACGTGGCAATGTGGATCGTTTGCAGACTGATTTCAGATGTCGTGTTCATGCTTCCAGTGCCTTTCTACGTTGTTTCAGTTCCGCGCGGATCGCCGCGATTCGGTCTTTGTCCCATCGGTCTTTCTTGGGCTTTCGCTCGTAGTCCCGCAGGACGTTTTCCAGCGTGTCGGATCGGTATGCTGCGACGCTGCGTTGGTGTTGGTTGGTGGTCATGCGCCCTCCTTTCTTGCTGCGAGCATGGCGTCTGCAAGAGTGTATGCGAACGCAGATGTATCAAACGGTGAGGAATTGGTGTGGAAGTCTCCACGTTCCGCGTTGTGATAGGAAAGCATACCCTGCAAAGCCGCCGCCGCGAAGTAGTCGCGGAGTGTCATGCCCTCAAATGCAATGCCGTCTGGCGTGATGATCCCAGCGCACGGAAACGCTGGCCCGCCGTCGTCTTTTGGTGTTGTCATGCCGTCACCCCGTCTTTCCACCGCGCGATCTCCCGCGAGAATTGGGTCTTCAGGTTGGCCAGCAAATAGGCGTCGACGCCCTCGCTGTTCTCGATGTCGGCGGCCGCATCGCATGCGGCGATCTCACGGCCGGTGAGCAGGTGCCGCACGGTCGCCAGCAGCGCCTGCGCGTCCTTTTGCAACTCGTCGCCCAGTGCCTTGTATGCGGCATCGGCCTCGTCGCTCAGGCGGATGGTTTCTTCAGTGTCTAGTAATCCGATCATGGTATTGGTTCTGGTTCGGCGTTATCGACTCGAAACAACGGGCTTCTTGAATGCGCGGATGCCGATGGCGGCGTAAAGGTTGACCACTTCTTCAGTGCAGTGCCGCTCAGCCGAGTCCTTGATGCTCTGCAAAATTACCGCTCGCCGCGGGGTGATTTCCACCAGGTCGATCCTGTATTCGAGAACCTGCGTGATGTCCTCCACCTCGAAGTCCCAGGCGAATCGCACTCCATCGGCGACCTTCGCCGCAGCCACCTCGTCGGACGCATCCATGCGGGCCGCCAGCGCATCCATGCGGGCGCTTTCCGCCTGTTTGGCCGCGATGATGTCCGCGATCTTCCCGGACGTCTCAGCCGCGGCCGCAGCCGCCTCCGCAGCCTCGCGGGCCGCCCGGGCTTCCTCGAACGCACGGCGCTCTTCTTCCTCCTTGAGCCGACGAAGCCGTGCAACTTCCGCAGCATGGTCGCCGATCAGCTTTTTGATCCGGCACTCTTCGGCGTCGAGCTCGGCGACGAAGTCCTTCGCCGCCTGATCAATCAGCTTGCCGATCCGGTTGACCGGCTCCTTCACGATCTTGCGGCACTTCTCGACCTCGATGCGCATGGCGGCCAGTGACCGGCTGTGATACTGCGCCTCGGCCGACTCATCATTGTCGCGGACGTGCTGGACTGCCCGGGCGATGCCGAGCAGTTCCGCCTTTCGCGCTATCGCCTCTGGTGCGATTTGCAAGTCATACCCCTGACCGGATAGGATCAGGGCCGTCGTTTCTTCTGTGGTGGTGTTCATCTTTTGTTGCTGTTGGTGTTTGGGAAAAAGTGGCTCAAGTCGGGTCGGGCTAGCTGCACATCGCCGGTGCAAACGCACTGTCCTTTGCGCAGCATCCTCGCCCATTTCCGGTGGCACGTTTCGCACTCGTCCTCTGGTATTGGCACCTCGCGGGCAGCGCGGGCCACCGCGGCGAGTCGCTCGGAAATCGTCAGAACGGCTCGTTGGGCGGGCGCTGCGTTCGCGGGTGATCGTAGAGCATCAGATCCTTGAGCAGCAGCGGGTGCATCGGATCCTCGTCCAGCCGCACTGCCAGCCACGCCCGCTCCGGGTCCACCGGGTCGCGCACCAAGCAAAGCTCCGTGCTGAATGCCGTGACTGCCTTGTGCCAATCCTTGATGCATGGATCCGCTGCCAGTGGCGTCATGTCGATTGCCTCGCCCTCGGTCTGACCCAGCGCCCTGGGCAGGTCCGGGCCGCTCGGCTCCGGTTGCGGCGGTGCTGGCAACTCGCGGTTCAGGATCAACCCGGCGCTCTTGCGTGCCGCGGTCGCCACCGCCGACTTTCCCGGCGGGTCGATCCGATCAATCGCCGCTTTCGCCTCGGCCATCTCGGCGAGCGATTCGCGCGGTGCGACCGGCGGCGTGGGTTGGGTGGGTTCCGCGGCTGCGGCCTTGGCTTGTTTTGATGCGACGATTTCGGCAATGCTTGGCATGGTGTGTAGGGGATTGCGGAGGCACCGCCTCTCGCCCGGAAAGCCCCACACCGCGCATGGCAGTGTGAGGCGATCCAAAAGCGCCGGTCTTTCCCGGCTGTCACTGCACCTGTTTTGTTAGGAGGTCGTCAGCTTCTCCTTACCCGGCCTTTCCCGGTGGTCGTTCCTGACTCCCTACAATCAGAAATCCTCCGCAGACGCACCCGCGCCCGCGCCGAGCAGTGCCATCACCTCCTCGAGGCCAGCGGCCAGCCGCTTGTCATCGGCCTTTGGTTTCGCGTTCGCCTTGTGGCTCGGCAGCCAGTGCTCGATGAGCTTTTGCACGGCGTCCTCATCGAGGTCGCCAAGATCGACGCCCGCGTGCTTGCCCACATGCACCTTCACCTTCTGCCAGTCACTGCGGCCCTCATCGGCCGCCGCGGCAGGGGCCTTGCGATAGGACGCCTGATCACCGGCCGCGCCCGCGCCGTCGCGATCTGGTCGATCCTTGACGCGCGTGTATTTCCCGCTCGGCTTCAGAGTCTTCTCTTTGTCTGGAGCAAGGAAGCTGATCACGGAGTAGGTCTGACCGTTCTTGCCCTCCTCATGCTGCACGATCAACTTGACGCCCATGCCCACAAGCGCCTCGGTGTCGAACTCGTCCAGCTCGGCCTGCGTCAGGTCGCGCCCAAGGATCTTCTTGATGTCCTTGCGGAAGTTCGCCTTCTCATTGAGCGACGGCGTGTAGGGCCGGCTCCAGATGCAAAAGCGTTTCCCCTCGTCATCCTCGACCTCGGTTTCGTAGACCAAGCGGAACACCTCGCGCTCGCCAAATTCGGATTGGACCTTCTTTAGCGGCGTGATGTCGACGATCACGCCTTTCACAGTGCCTTCGGTTTCGGGGTGCGGGGTAAATTCGCCGCCTTTCTTTTCGGATAGTTTCATTGGATTCGTTGTTTCGTTGTTGGTTGATTGGTTCGCCCTGCGCCGCGGGCCGCGTCAGTTATTGAAAATCACAGGCCGGGCTCGTCCTCACCGTCCCACTCTCTGCGGGACTGAAAGTCGTGGTCCTCGGCGCGCTCGCGTTCGCGTTGCTCGTCCTCGGATTCGGCGCACAGGTCGCATCCCCTGGTGGGGGTCCGGCTGCCGCACTTTGTGCATGTGAATGTCATGGTCTGTTGATTGGTTTCCCGCCGCCGCTGCCGAGCCCGAGCCCAACTGCCCGCTAGATTCGGGTCGGCATCCTCCTTGGAACGGCGGCGGGTTTCCGTGCCGTCACTCGACGGTCGGAAAGCTGATGGCTGGCGATAGTTCATATCGGCGGATCGCCGCGTCACTCACCAGAAGGCCGTTGCCGACCGCAGGCGCGAATTTGTCAGTGTGCATGTCGAGCATGCGGAGCGCGGACACTTCCCGGCTATCCACCGGGAAAACGCGCCACCACTTGCCGGATAGCTGCATCTTGTCGTATGGAACGGCCTTGCCCGGGTCGTTCACGCGGATGATGCCGACCGCTGGCTTTTCTGGTTTTCGGAGCGCGAACATGGTCAGACGTAGAGAAGGATTGTGTGGATGATCGCGGCCACGGCCAGCAGGCCAACGAGCAGGATGCCGAGCCCGATCCAGCGGTCGACGCGGTTTTCCGCTTCAAGGCGCTGGAGTGAATGCCAGCGGATCAGGTCGATCTCCCTTTGGACATCGGCGGCGGTCTTGTAGGATTTCACCGGGTCGTATTCCCGGACCTTTGTTTGTTCTCTTTCGGTCATTTGTTTGTGGTGTTTGTGGTTAGGGTAGGATCAATAGGTGGCGACCAGATCGCACTTGGCCGGGGATGCCTTCGCGGCCCGCTTGGCCAGCGCCCGCTTTACTTGCGGCAGGTCAAACCGGAGCGTCTTCCCCTCGCGGATCGCGGCGGGAATGACGCCGTCGCGCAGCCAGTTCATCACTGTGTTCCGGTGGACACTCAGTGCCTCGGCCAGCTCGTCGGAGGTCAGCAGGCGCTCGCTCATTGGGCGGCCTCCTGTTTGGCGTCCAGTTGCTCAAGCAGCCGGTCGATCCCCCGGTCGAGGGCCAGCCGCATGATGTCGGATTTTTTCAAGCCAACGGCCTGCGCGGCGATGGCGGTTTTTTCGTTGAGTTCGGGGCGGATGCGCAAAGTGACGATGATGTCCGTCGGTGCCTCTGCGGTGTCGGTGTAGGTGTTTTTGCGCGGTTCGGTGTCGGCCATGGCGCGGATGTAAGCGTAAGCCATACGCATACGCAACGAAATTTATTGACTTTTTTTCGCTTACAAACGTAAGTCTTTCATGATGAAAGCCAAAAAAGACCTGAAAGTCATCCTGACCATCCGAATACACCAAGAATTGAAGGCCCGGATCGACCAAATCATGAAAGACCACCCGAAGCTGGATCAGGCGGACCTGCTACGCCGGGCCATGGAGATCGGGCTCGATGATATGAAGCTCGTCGGATATGACGCGGAGGCCATTTACCGCGACACCATAGCCAAAGCGAAAGCCAAGGCGAACGAGGAGGCTGATAGGCCCACCGCTCCACCAGCAAAGCGCCCGCCCAGCGCCCAAAACAGAATGGCCACGCGAACAGAAGCGCGCACCCGAGAACCCGTCCAGCCTAAATCCGCGAACTGCAATGAATACTAACAGAAAGGCAGGAAATGCGCCACCAGCCCCCGCAAAAATCCGCCAAGTGGCGATATGGTGGCGATTTCCAAGATCGCCCACGCAACCCATTGAAAATCAAAGGCCCTTCGGCCATTCGTAATGAGCAGGTCGTCGGTTCAAATCCGACCAGCGGCTTTGGTTTTCCTAGGTTTTAGGCACATTTTAGAACAAGGGAAAACAACCCGATATTCCGCCAAGTGGCGATAGTGGCGACAAAGACCATGGCCAGAACCCCACAATTTACCCCGGTCGAAACCCCGCAGGGATGGATGGTGTCCATCCCCCAGGCGATGACCGCGACCGGAAAGCGGCGGCGGAAGTATTTCGCCGGGAAAACGGCGGCGGAAAAATTCGCATCGAGTCTACGCCAGCAACATGGGGCGGGCCTGCGTGGTGCCATGATCCCGCTTTCGCTCGCGCATCAGGCGGCAGAGGCGTCGCGTATCCTTGACGGCTCCGGCATCTCGCTTGTTGAGGCGGCCAGATCCGCTGTCGCCAGAACCGCCACCACGGCCAGCCGCGAGACGTTCCGCGACCGCTACGCCAGGGCGATGCTGTGGGGCGAGGAACATTGGTCGGGCCGCTACCGCTCGGACATGGAGAAAATCCCGCGCTGGGTGCCGTCGTTGCTGCCGCTGGCCTGCGGGTCCATCGACCGGGCGCGGATCGAGGTGGCGTTGCAGGAATCCGGCACGCTGGCCCGCTCGACGCTCGACATGCGGGCAGCTCGAGTTTTGGCGGTGATTGGGTTCCGGGAGCGGCATCGGAAGTCACCGACGATTCACATTCTCACCGCAGACCAGCAGCAGGCCGTTCTCGCCGCCTGTGGCACGCCTGACGAGCGCCGGGTGGTCGCGCTGCTGCTCTATGCCGGAATCAGGCCGGACGCGGAGAGCGGCGAAATCTCGCGGCTCCTGTGGCAA